GCCGGCATGCAGGTCCCCGTGGTCGCCTTCGCCGATGCGATCGTCGGCATGGACGCCGCCAAGCTCGACATCGAGGGCTCAGAGATCGAGCTGCTGGCCGCCGTGGAGGACTTCGGCACGCTGTCAAAGCTGGTGTTCGAGTGGCACTTCGACCATGAGCGCCGCACCGATGTGTACCTGGCTGCGCTGGAGCGGCTGCGCCGCTTCTGGCCCGAGGTCAAGGCGCGCAAGGTCAAGCCGGGTCAGCTGTACGACTTCTTCCCGCCGGCGGCGCTGGTGAGGTGCCTGCGATGACGCGCTCGCTGGAGCGTCCGCCCTGCACGGCGACCACGGCGAGCGGAAAGCAGTGCCGCAACCCGGCAGCGGTCGGACACGACCGCTGCGTGTCGCACATCGGCCTGGTCGGGCGCAAGACCAAGCTCGATGACGAGCTGACCGGCCGGCTGGTGGCGCTGCTGCGGGCCGGCAACTACATCGTGGTCGCCTGCCGCGCGGTCGGCATCGGCGGCACCACCTACAAGCAGTGGATGGCGCGCGGGCGCTCGGGCAAGGCCGCTGATGAGCCCTACCGCAGCTTCCGCGAGCGCGTCGAGGTGGCCCGCGCCGAGGGCGAGGCGGTGCTGGCTGCTGAGATCGCCAAGGCAGCACGCTCCAGCTGGGCGGCGGCGGCGTGGCTGTTGGAGCGGCAGTACCCGGAGCGCTGGGGCCGCGTGAGCGTGCGCGTGCGCGAGGAGGCCGCACCGCCCGAGCCGGTCGTGAACACCGACGACTTCACCGATCCGTTCGCCGAGGTGGACGAACTTGCTCAACGACGACGCAAACACTGACCTCGCCGGCGCCTTCGCGCGCTTCTGCTCCAACCTCATCCTGGAGAACGGCGAGGCGATGGTGCTGGAGGACTTTCAGCACACGATGCTCGCCGACTACTTCGACGGCGCGACCGAGACCCTGGTGCTGCTGCCGAAGAAGAATGGCAAGTCAACGCTGCTCGGCGCGCTGGCGCTGTTCCACCTGATCTCCACGCGCGATGCCGAGTGCGTGATCGGCGCTGCCTCGCGCGACCAGGCGACGATCCTCTACGACCAGGCCGCCGGCTTTGTGCGCCGCACGCCGGGGCTGGAGAAGTACGTGGACGTCAAGCGCGGTTATCGCGAGATGCGCAAGCGCGGCGACTCCGGGCGCATCCGGGTACTCGCCGCCGACGTGGACACCGCCGACGGCGTGATCCCAACACTAGCGCTGGTGGACGAGCTGCACCGCCACAAGTCCGCCGACCTCTACGGCATCTTCCGCGATGGGCTCGGCCCGCGCTCCGGGCGCATGATCACGATCTCCACCGCCGGCGGGCACGAGCTCTCGCCGCTGGGCTCGATGCGGGCAGCGGCGCTGCAGCTGCCCACGGTCGAGCGCGAGGGCGCGCACACCTACGCCGCCACGGCGGACCGCTCCTACGCGATGCACGAGTGGGCGCTGCGCAAGGAGGACGACCTTGACGACCTGCTGGTGGTCGCGCTGGCCAACCCGGCGAGCTGGCAGACGCTCGATGCGCTGCGCGCGCGCCACGACTCGCCCTCGATGCTGCCGTGGCAGTGGGCGCGCTTCGCCTGCGGCGTGTGGGTGTCGTCCGAGGCGTGGTGGATCGCCGCCGAGGACTGGAACGTGCTCGGCGAGGCCGAGGAGCTCGCGCCGGGCGAGCGCATCACGCTCGGCTTCGACGGCGCGCGCGTCGGCGACTCCACCGCGCTGGTCGGCTGCCGGCTCTCGGATGGGCTGGTGGCGCTGCTCGCCTGCTGGGAGGCGCCGCCCGATGCGCCGAGCTGGGAGGTCCCCGCCGGCGAGGTCGATGCGGTGCTCGCCGAGATCATGGAGCGCTACCGGGTGCTGCGCGGCTACTTCGACCCGCCGCTGTGGCGCTCGGAGATCGACACCTGGGCGCGCGAGTTCGGCGACAAGGTGGTGCAGCGGTATGACACCGCGCGCAGCCGCATGATGGGCGCCGTCGAGCGTTTTCGCACCGATGTGGCCACGCAGCGCCTGCATCACACCGGCGATGTCACGCTCACCCGCCACGTCCTGAACGCGCAGACGCGCGAGGCGCGCGGCGGCGGCTACTGGCTGGCCAAGGACCGCCCCGGCTCGCCGCACAAGATCGACGCCGCCGTGGCTGCCGTGCTCGCGTATGAGGCGCGCGCCGACGTGCTCGCCGAGGGCGGCAACCGCTCCAAGGTCCCGATGAGCTGGAACTGAGATGGCCACCGAACTGACCACGCCGGCATCCACCACGCCCGATCAGTGGCGCGACACGATGCTGGGCGCGCTCAAGGGGCGCCAGTCTGCGATCCGCCAGGCCGATGCCTACTACCGGGGCGAACACCGGATGGCGTTCTCCACGGCGCAGTACCGCGAGGTGTTCGGCACGCTGTTTTCCCACTTCGCCGACAACTGGTGCGACCTGGTGGTGGATGCCTCGGCCGAGCGGTTGCGCATCGAAGGGTTCCGCTTCGGCGAGGACCCCGAAGCCGACGCCGCCGCGTGGGAGATATGGCAGCGCAACAAGATGGACGCCGAGGCCGACATGGCGCACACCGACGCGATCAAGCTCGGCTGCACCTACGTGCTCGTCGGCGCCGACGACGGCGGTGAGGCGACGATGCAGGTCGAGCCCGCCGACAAGGCGATCGTCTACCTGGACCCGGCGCAGGGGCGTCACCGGCTCGCCGGGCTGCGCTACTGGACCGACGAGTTTGGCGTCGAACACTGTGCGCTGTATTTGCCCGATGAAGTGCGCTGGTGGCGGCGTGAAGGCAAGAGCGCCGGCGAAGCGGCGGCGCGCTGGGAGGACGACCTCGGCTCGGGCTCAAACCCGCTGGGCATCGTGCCGCTGATCCCGCTGGCCAACGCGCCGACGCTGGGCGACCGCCTCGGGCGCTCGGACATCGAGCGCGTGATCCCGCTGCAGAACGCGATCAACAAGCTGTGCGCCGACATGCTCGTGGCGAGCGAGTTCGCTGCCTACCCGCAGCGCTGGGCGACCGGCATCGAGATCCCGGTCAACCCCGAAACCGGTGAGAAGATGGCGCCCAACTTCCTCGGCGGCGCGGATCGCGTGTGGGGCGTGGAGTCCGAAGCGGCGCGCTTCGGCAACTTCGCCATCGCCGATCTGTCGCCCTACGTCAAGGCGGTCGAGATGTGCATCCAGCACGTCGCCGCGCAGACGCGCACGCCGCCGCACTACCTGCTCGGCGCGATGGGCTCGTTCCCATCCGGGGAGAGCTTGAAGGCTACCGAGACCGGGCTCGTGGCCAAGGTGCGCCGCAAGCAGCTGTCATTCGGCGAGGGCTGGGAGGAGGCGATGCGCCTCGCCTTTGCCGTGGAAGGCGACCGCCAGCGCTCAGACGTCGTGGCCGTCGAGACCATTTGGGCCAACCCCGAGTCGCGGATCGTCGCCGAGACCGTGGACGCCGCCGTCAAGCTCGCCGGCATCGGCGTGCCGCGCCCGGCGCTGTGGGAGTACGTCGGCGCGAGCCCGCAGCAGGTCGCGCGCTGGCGCGAGGAAGGCGAGCCGCAGTCCACGCCGCCGACCAAAGAGACCATCCAGGTCGCCGCCACGCCGGCGCAGGCCGTGGCGTTCAACGCCGGCGAGGACATCCCGCCGGCGGAAGCGCCGGCGCCGGCGCCAGCGAAACCTTCACCGGTGAAACCACCGGGAGCCACACCACCGACAGGAGGCAACCGTGGCCGATGATCAACCGACCGCGACCGGCGCGACGCCGGCGCGGCCCGACCCCGCCGAGGGCGCGACGCCCGGTGGGCAGGACCCCACCGGCGCGACGCCGGCGGGCAGCAGTGCAGAGGGCGCGAGGCCCGACACGTCCCTGGGTGACGCGGGGCGCGAGGCGTTGGACAAGGAGCGTGCGGCGCGGCGCGAGGCCGACCGCCAGCTCGCCGACGCCCGCCGGCGCGTGGCCCAGCTGGAGGACGCCGGCAAGTCCGAGGACGACCGCCGGCGCTCAGAACTGGAGCGCGCGCAGGAGCGCATCGCCGAGCTTGAGGGCGAGCGCCAGCAGCGCCAGCTGCTCGACCTCAAGCGCGAAGTCGCCGACGAGCTGGAGCTGCCGCCATCGCTGGCACCTCGGCTGCAGGGCGACGACCGCCGCTCGCTGAAGGCAGACGCCACCAAGCTCGCCGAGGAGCTCAAGGCCGGTCGGCCCGAGGGTGATTTGGGCATCGGCAGAGGCGCCGGCGCGGCGGGTGGCCAGCCCGGACGTGTGGACATGAATCAGATAATCCGCGAGGCCGCCGGCCGAGGCTGACAGGCAGCGCGACGCGCTGTCACCCGCACGGTCCTCGCCCTCTGACCGGAGGGTCAAACCACCATGCCTTACAACAGCCTCATCACGCGGACCAACGCGTCCGCGCTGATCCCCGAAGAGTATTCACAGGAAGTCCTCAAGCGACTGCCCACGGCCTCGGCGGCGCTGTCACTGTTTCGGCACATCACGATGTCGCGGCAGCAGTACCGCATGCCGATCATGGCCGCGCTCCCGGTCGCCTATTTCGTCACGGGCGACACGGGGCTCAAGCAGACCTCCGAACAGCAGTGGGCCAATAAGTTCTTGAATGCCGAGGAGATCGCGTGCATCGTGCCGATCCCCGAAAAGGTGCTGGACGACTCCGAGTTCGACATATGGGCCGAGGTGACGCCGTTCGTCATCGAGGCGATCGGTCGCGCGCTCGACGCGGCCGTGTTCTTTGGCACGAACAAGCCGGCGAGCTGGCCGACCGCGATCGTCACCGAAGCCACCGCGAAGGGCAACGTCGGCGTGGCGCCGACCGTGACCCCGGCCGAAGGCGGCGTCGTCGGCGACATCTCCAAACTGATGCAGCTGGTCGAGGAAAAGGGCTTCGACGTCAACGGCATGATCGCCCACCGCAAGATGAAGGGTCTGCTGCGCCAGGCGCGCGGCACGACCGGCGAGCAGCTGACCGCGATGGACCCGGGCACCGAGGTCGAGCCCGCGCCGACCAACGTGTTCAGCGTGCCGATCACCTACCCGATGCGCGGTGTGTGGCCGACCGCCGCCAAATCGTGCGAGCTGATCCTGGGTGACTTCACGCAGGGCATCCTCGGCGTGCGCCAGGACTTCACCTGGAAGCTGCTGGACCAGGCGGTCATCAACAACACCGAAGGCAAAGTCGAATACAACCTCGCGCAGCAGGACATGGTTGCCATGCGCGTTGTGTGCCGCTTCGCGTGGGAAGTCGCCAACATCCCGCAGCCGGAGAACAACGCCAACCAGTACCCGTTCGGCATCCTCAACTCTGCGACCTGAGAGAGAGGCGTGATCGCATGACACCGCAGGCGGCAAAAGCCGCGACCGGCGAGAAACCGGCGGCGCAAGAAGCCGCACCGACGCCGGCGGACGACGTGACCTACGAGGAGGCGCTGGTCCTCGGCGTATGGCCGCTGATCGGCCTCGCGCCGATGGACGAGACCGACTACACCGTGGAAGGTGTGGCGGAGTAGGGCACAGGCGGCCCCGGCCCCCGGTCGGGGCCGCACTTCTATCGAGGAGGCACCCCCGTGGCACATTCGTATCTGATTGCCAACCCGACCAGCGCACCCGTCAAACTCACCACGACACCGGAACGCTTTGTCGGCTCCAGGCGGGTCGTGATGCTCGCCGAAGCGAGCGCCGAAGCGGGCGGCCCGGCGAGCTGGGTGAACGCCGGGTGCATCGTCGGGGTCGTCGGCGAACCCACCGGCGTCGGGTCGCTGTCGCTGTTGCAGGACGGGTTGCAGATGACCTCGCGTGGCGTGGCGCAGGCCATAGCGATCGGCAACATACCGTGACCGCGCTCGCGGAAACCGAAGCGGCCGATGCCGAGCGCCGCGCGCAGCTCTACCGCGAAGAACGTCAGCGACGCATGGTCTACCAGGCGCAGCTGCGGCAGTCGCTCGCCGGCGACCCGGCGGCATGGCGCGCGTGCTATGAGCGCTGGCTGCCGCTGTTTGACTGGATCGCCGAACGCGGGCAGCCCGGCGTGGAGCCCGCGACCGAGCTCGACCCATTCGGCATCTCCGACCAGGTGAACGTCGGTCGATGAGCAAAGCAAGTTTTCGTGCCGAAACTTGCATTGCGCACACGGCAATGAAAGGAAACTTGCGTTGAGCACACCTGCCACGGTGCCGCCCTACGCGCCGACCGTCGCCGACGTGGCGGCGGTCATCCGCGCGCGCACCAAGGACTCAAACGGCCAGGAGCTGGGCACGTTCACCACCGCCACGCGCCCGACCGAGGTGCAGGCGCAAGAAGCGATCGACCACGCCGTGATCGCGCTGCACGAGAAGGTCGGGCCGATCAGCGAACGCTGCTCGCCGACCGCCCTGCTCGCCGCCGCCTACGGCGCCGCCGCCGAGATCGAGCTTTCCTACTTCCCCGAGCAGGCGCGCACCGACCGCAGCCCGTACCAGTTCCTGGTCAAGCGGTATGAAGCGCTGCTGGAGGGCGTGCGCGAGTGCGTGCTGGGCAACCTGCCGGGGACCGGCACGGGCGGCGCACCGACCGGCGTCGGCATGGGCACGCTGGTCGCCTACTCGGCGACGGCGCATGGCTACTACACCGGCGAGATCGGTGTGCTCGGCTCCAAACCGCCGGAACCGGAACCGCCCATCATCGAAGGAGAACACGACATGCCACCCGTCGTCGCCCACGTTGCAGTAGCGGGTAAAACCGCCTGGAAGACGCTTGAACTGCCGAGCGGTTGCACGGTCGCCTACGTCAAAGGGAGCGAAGGTCCGGTGTTCGTGCATGGGATCAAGCTGGCCACGGCGCCGGTCGATGGGCAGCTGCTCAAGCTCGGCTACGACTGGGCGTTGAGTGACTTCGCGGCGGGGATCTACCAGAAGCCCGGGGCCGAACAGATCTACCTCGGCAGCCCGGAGATGCCAGAAGCGACGCGCAAAGAACTGGAAACGGGCCTCGGTGCGCCGCCGTTCAGCG